GGTCGCTCCCGGCGCCGCGCATCGGCGACCGCGCGAAGCCGCTCGCTGCGAAGACCGTCGAGCGCATCCGCCGAGGGATCGAGCGCCACTGGGCACCGATCGTCGCGAAGGCCGCCGGGAACACGTACGACGGCGTCACCACAGGGTCGAATTACCTGCGTGTGTCCGAGCTCGACGCACCGATGCCGGTGCAGACCGGAAGCGCCGAGCACGGCCTCGCGATCCCTCCGGCGTTCCTCGCCCAGTTCCGGCAGCGCGACCGCACCCAGGGCCTCGAGGACGCCCTGCCTACGGTCGTCGCCGACGGCGCGAACCACGCTCTCATCGTCAACAACCTCAGCGGCGCGGACGACTCACGATCGCGACCGGTCAGCGACCCGCTACCGTCGGTCGTCGCCGGTGGGCTGCACGCCTCGCTGCTCGTGCCCGTCGAGGGGCGCGAGGGCAAGAGCGCGGCGTCCGCGGCCGACCCGCTGCGCACGCAGTCGACCCGCAACGAGACCGGGCTGCTCGTCCCGGCGGGCGGAACCTGGCGCGACTCGGCGACGCCCACCTCGGCGACCATGTCTGCGATCACGACGCGAGAGGCGGACGGGCTGGTAGTGCCGCTGCGGAACCATGGCGTCGCGAAACCAACGTCGCACCCGATCGACACGGTCAGCGCCGAGGGCAACCACCACGCGCTCGTCATGCGGAACAACAACAACCGCGGCGACCAGGCGGCGATGAGCACACCCGTGCACGAACCGGTGCGTGCGATCACGACCGCGGGGCATCAGTCGCTCATCGAGCCGAGCGCACCGATGAGTCTCGACGTGGAGGACGCCGGGTTCCGGATGCTCGAGCCTCACGAGATCCAGGCGGGCATGGGCTTCGCCCGTGACTACCTGCTACTCGGGTCGAAGCGCGACAAGGTCAAGCAGGCCGGGAACGCGGTCACTCCGCCCGCGGCGCGTGACCTCGGTCACGCCGTCGCCGAGTTTCTGATCGCGGTGGCGTCGTGAGGAATCTGCCGCCGGGCGCGACGCCGGCCACCCGGCCGCGGGAGATGCGGAAGCCGTGCGGAAGCCGCTGCTGCTGGACCCCGCTCGGTCACTCGACAGTCCGGGACCACCTGCCCGCCACGCACCCGCTGGCGTGCCACTGCCACCGAGAGGAGGGGAAGCGATGAGCTTGGTCCGTTTCAAGCCGAAGGCGCACCCGCAGCAGTCCGCGATCGCGGACGTCGACGATGTCGACGATCGCGCGACGCATCCTGACGTGTTCGCCGAGTTCGCGCATCGCTTCGGCGACTTCACGCTCGATGTCGCCGCCGCCGCTCACAACACGAAATGCGAGCGCTACTTCACCCGCGATGACGACGGCCTGTCGAGGTCATGGGCCGGGGAGCTCGTCTGGTGCAATCCCCCGTACTCGGCGATTGCGCCGTGGGTGCGCAAGGCGTGGGAGGAGTGGGAGTCGACGCGCGGCATCGTGATGCTGCTTCCCGCGAACCGCACCGAGCAGTCGTGGTGGCAGCAGCTCGTCGAGCCGAAGCGCGATCGCGGATCCGGCCTGCGTGTCGAGTTCCTGCCGGGGCGCATGCGCTTTATGAAGCCGGGACAGACACGGATCGGCCCGAATGAGCGTCCGCCGTTCGGGGTGTGCCTGCTGATCTGGGGGCTCGAAGACCGTGCAGCGATCGCGCCGACAGACCTGCTGTCAGCCCTCAACCCGGGAGGAGCGTCGTGACCACGATGACCGTGTTCGAGCAGATCCGGGAACGGGACGGGTTCTTCTGCCTCATGGCGCTCCCCGGCTGCCTGGGTGAGGGGAACGTGCCGCACCACCGCGCGAACCGCGGCTCGGGTGGTTCGAAGGTCCTCGACGACCCGCGCGTGCTCGCCCTGGCCTGCTCGATCTGCAACGGCCGCGCGGAGGACGCGAGCGGCATCGTCCGCGCCGACCTCATCCGCCGGGGCCTGCGGGTCGAGAAGGCGGCAACGAACGCGCAGACGCTGCAGCGGTGCATCGACACACCGGTCGAGTACCTCGACGGCGAACGGTTCTATCTCGTCTCCGCGACCGCGCGGCGACACATCAGCGAAGGGAGGCCGAGCGATGCCTGAGCAGTCATCACGACGCACTGCGTCTCGCGTGCTGGAGGAGCTGCACCAGCGATCAGAGTTCGGTCATGCAGAGGCGACCATCCGAGATCTGGCGTCGGCCCTTGGCATCGGCCGCTCGACGGCGTCAAGAGCGCTGCGACTGCTCGCCGACGAGGGCGTGATCACGAAGGAGTCCGGCGGTACCGGAGATGGATACCCGACGGTGTGGCGCATTCAGGGAGGTGCTCGATGAGGATCCGGAGTATCAAGCCGGAGTTCTGGCGGTCGGACGACATCGCCTCGCTGCCGATCACTGCGCGACTGCTGTTCATCGGGCTCTGGTCGTACGTTGACGACAACGGCGTGGGATCCGACAAGGTCTCGTCGATCGCCGCGGACCTGTTCGCCGCAGACGTGGAGGTAGACCCTGCGGAGACATTCCGTAGGGTCTCCGCAGACGCTACCTGCCTCGAAGGGCGGGGTCTGATCGTCCGGTATCGGGCCGCTGGCAAGCCGCTGCTGTACGTGACGAACTGGGAGCGCCATCAGGTGGTGAAGAACCCGTCGAAGGGGCACCTTTACCCGCTCCCACCTGCGGAATTGATGGAGCCGTTCGCACTCCTCCCCAGTGTCTACGCAGGCCCTACGGAGAGTCTGGGTACTGGAGCAGGGGAGCAGGGGAACAGGGGAACAGAGGAGCAGAGGAGCGGGGGACGCGCTGACGCGCCCCTCTCCCCCTTCTGCTCGAACCACCCCAACGGCACCGACCAGCCCTGCCGAGCATGCGGGAACGCACGCTCCGCGTTCGAGATGGCCCAGCAGGCGGAGCGGACGAAACCCTCGCCGCGACCGTTCACCGTCGTCCCCGGCTCGCTCTGCCCGGACGGGAAGCACACGCTCCTCATCGACGGCACATGCACACGCTGCGAGTACAGGGCGGAGGTCGCGTGATGGGCGGCGACCTGCCCGTTCGCGTGAACGTCCCCCTGGACAAGTACCGGGTGATGAACGCCGAGGCGAAGCGCCGAGGCATCGAGGTCGGTGAGCTGATCGCTATTCAGCTGGTCTCGCCGGCGGAGAAGCCGAAGTCGCGGATGGGGCGCCCGTCGGCGTACACGACCGAGGCCGGTGAGGAGATCGCCGCGGACCGCCGGTTCGGCCGGTCGTTCGCGGACATCGGCCGGTCGTTGGGGATCAACCACAGCACCGCGAAGGCGTGGCTGGCGAAGTACGAAACCGAAGTTAGAGAACAGAACATGCGCGACCGCGCAGAAAGGACAGCATCATGACCAACAGGAATCAGTTCGTCGGTCGCGAGGACATGCTCGCATCCATCGGAGTCGACGTGAAAACGCTCGGATTCGTCGGCCTCACATTCGACCCGCTGGACGTCCGTGAACAGCTCGACAAGCAGAGCTGGGGCGTCCGCATCGTCGAGAGCGACTACGTCTACGCACCCGAGGGCGACTTCCGCCATTGGGTACAGGGACCGGTCGCCGAGCACAGCGCGCATGTCACGGCGAAGTACGGACTGCTGACGCCGGCGCATCAGCAGAAGGAGATCGTCAACGAGCTCATCGGCTGGCCGCGAGAGGTGTCCGTCGAGGTCGTCGGCGTCGAGGTGTTCCCTTCCCCGTACCCCGATCTTCCGTACGGGTGCCTGGTCGCTCGGCTCGGAGGCGAGGAGCTCGACGCGATGAACGCCGCGCTCAGCGTGCTCCCTCACGTCGACTCGTTCAGCGAGTACAAGCCGCACCTCACGCTCGCCTACCTGCGACCCGAGGTCGCGACGTACGCGGGCATCCCCGAAGCGCACTCGTGGCTGGTTGGGAAGACCCTGCCGGTGACCGGCATCGACTACGGACGCGTCTACGGAGAGGCGAACTGATGGCTGGCGAAACCGTGATCACCGTCGTCGGCAACCTGACCGCGGATCCCGAGCTGCGGTACACGCAGAACGGCCTCCCGGTCGCGAACTTCACGATCGCGAGCACCCCGAAGGTGTTCGACCGCCAGGCGAACGAGTGGAAGGACGGCGAAGCGCTGTTCCTCCGTGCGAGCGTGTGGCGTGAGTTCGCCGAGCACGCCGCCGGCAGCCTCACGAAGGGCATGCGCGTGATCGCGCAGGGTCGTCTGCGTCAGCGCTCCTACCAGGACCGTGAGGGCAACCAGCGCACCGCGATCGAGCTGGAGGTCGACGAGATCGGCCCCTCGCTCCGCTACGCGACCGCCCAGGTCACCCGCGCAGCACGTCCGGAGGGCGGCCAGGCGGACCGTGGGCGCACGGAAACCGACACGGACACCGGTTGGACGTCGGCGACGCCGGGAGGCGCGCAGACGGACGCCTGGTCACCGGAAGGAGCGTACGGCAATGACACACCGTTCTGAGTCGCAGGAGCGCTGCGATCTATGCGGGCGCTTCATGAAACACGTCTGGTTCCGCACCGGTGAGCATGACGACGACTGGCAGGACTACTGGACATGCCAGCAGAAATGCGTCGCGGAGTGGCGCCGCCAGGAGCAGGAATGGGAGAACCGGCGAGCGGTCGAGGAGTTCAACCGAACCACACCCGTCGGATCGCCAGTCCGGTATTGGACCGGCGCGCGCACTGGCGAGGGGCGGGTGTCCGTCACCCGCTCTGCCGCGCAGATCCTCTCCGGGCACACGCCCGTCGTCTGGGTCGAGGGGCACTCCGGATGCATCGCCCTCACCCACGTGGACGCCGAGACCGCGATCATCCGCACGCCGAGCACGACAGGAGCCACTCGATGAACACGATCCTCTGTGTCGCCGGTTACCCCGGCGTACCTTCGGTGGCCCCGTGCAAGGCCACCGACGTGCACCTCGAGACGTGCACGAACGACGACTGCCGCGGCTGCTTCCCCCGTCAGGCGGAGCGCGGGTTCCTATGCGCCCAGCACTACGACCGGGTCGAGCACGCCATGACCCGTTGGCTGGACTTCGCACTCCGCGCCGGGGAGCTCGGACTGTCGAAGGCTGTGCAGCGGGACAACGCCGGGGTCCGGACGACCGCGGACGGGCACGTGAACCTCACCGGCGTGTACCTCGCGATGGATGAGTGCCGGCGCCACCTCGCAACCCGGCAGGGCCGGTCCCTCGCGATGTGGGTGTCGTCGGAGGACGGCGCCGCGAACGCGATCCAGTTCGCTGCCGCCGCCGAGCGCGCGTACCGGTCGCATGAGGTCGAGGAACACCCCCACCGCATCCGCCGGGTTCGCTGCCCGGAGTGCCAGCAGCAGATGATCTGGCACCCGCCCGCCTGGTACGAGGGCCACGTGACCGTCCGGTGTTCGAACGACGAGTGCCGGCACGTGCTCACCCAAGACGAATACGAAGAACTGGAGCAAGCATCATGACCGATGAACGACTGATCGAGGAAGCCCGACGCTGGCCGTCCGGAGTAGGCCCGATCCCTTCCGCAGCACCAGCGAACATCATCAAGCGCCTGGCCGACGCACTCGAAGCCGCCGAGAAGGCGCACACCCCGACCACCCCGACCGACGAGGAGAGGGGGGCGCTGGAACAGGCTGTCCTCGACGGCCTCAACGCGCACCACGCGCAGAGCACCATGGACCCGACTCTGGTTGAGGAGCGAGTGGGTGACGCGGTGTGGGCTGCTGGCTTCCGTCGTGCTGAGGTACCGGAGCCGAGCGCCATGATCGAGTGCCCGCACTGGGCGGAGGAATCCGACGGGTTCTGCACCTGCAACGGTGCGAACTCGGGTGGTCGAATGCGTGACTGCGGGATCGCTGCTCACCGAGCAGAGGCATTCGCTCAAAGGTCGCAGAATGAACCGTCCAACGCGCACGTCGCTGCTGCGATGAAGGAGTGGCGGCACGGTGTCGGTGACGACTGGGAGCGGATGCGCGCCGCTCTGCGTGCTGCATCCGCCGTCACCACCGAGCAAGGAGAGAACAATGCATGATCCGATGGTCGTAGCGATTGAGGTCCGTCGCCCGTGGCCGAAGGTGCGCAAACTCACCAAGCGGCGCCCGCTGCGCCTGCGAGGAGCGTTCTGGCAGCTCGGGAGCGTCGAGCTGTACTGGCCGGGCCTCATCACCGTCTGGCACATCGAGCCCGGCGACGCGGACGCCGGCACCGTCTGCAAGCCGTCCGCCTGGAAGCGCCACGTGCACCACTGGCAACTGCAGGTGCACCCGTGGCAGCACTTCCGCCGCTGGGCGTTCACGAGGTGCGCATGGTGCGGCGGACGCTCGCGGAGAGGCGACTACGTGAACGTCGGGGAGGGCTGGGGGAGCACGTCGAAGCCCCGGCGCTGGTGGCAGAGCGAGGTTGGCCTCTGCCACTCCGACTGCTCATCGATCAAGCGCGCCCATGCGACGTGCACGTGTTCCCTAGCCGAGGGAGGACCGTGGTTGAACGGCCGGAACTCCCTCGAGCCGTGGGGGCGATGCGACACGTGCGGCGGCTTCCGGATCACGCAGCACGGCACCGAGGCCGCGATCGAGACGCGCGCCATCACCACCGAGCTACTCAAGCAGATCCCGCAGGGATCACGAGACAAGGCGGTCACAACGATCGTCAGCACCCTCTGGCGCGAGCAACGTGCGGCGGCCGAACAGGGAGATGCGGCAGACCATGGCTGAGGCCGACTACACGCCGTCGATGCACTACTTCCGGCGGCAGTACGCGAACAGGTTCACCGAGGAAGCCGATGTCATCGCGGCCGAGGCGCGATTCGACGCAGCGCTGGCTGCTCATGATGCCGAGGTGCGGGCGTCCGTCCTGGCTGACATGCGCTGGCTCGCCGACGCGCGCGACGGGTACACCGACGAGCGCGTGCAGTTTCAGACCGCGAGTGTGCGACAGGTCGCCGACATCATCGACGGCACCAACGACGGCTTCGGATGGCTACCCTCCTGGCGTTGGGAAGCCTGGACGGCACGGCTTCGCCTTTCGGGGCGGGTGCCTGTAGAGCAGGGGGACGAGACGTGAACGAACCGAAGGAGTGGATCACGGTGAAGGAGGCCGCTTTCCTCGCCGACCGCTCTATGCTCTGCACATGAGTCGTGACAGCCGCCAGCGAGCCGCAGCTGAGCACAAGCTGCGGCTCGCGCTGGCCAAGAAGCGGCGCGACGTGGTCGCGGAGATAGTGCGCACGCTGGAGAAGTTCCTTTGCCCGGCTTGTGGGCGCGTGCTCAAGGCCAACGAGCGGCTGCGACTCCCGCAACACGAGAAGCCGAACCGCGCTCGGTGCCCGGGATCCCTACTGGCGATCGGATGGTTCGACGACGGGCTCGCCGCGATCCCGTACGACCACTACAACGACGACGACGCGGTCGCCGCGAGAGCGCTGCTCCGCCGCACCCTCACGCCCGCGGCCGCGACCGAGCGCCGCTCCTCTAGTGTGATCGGCGATCGCCCGGCGCCCGGCAAGACGGTGTCGGGTGGCCTCCCCGGATCGAAGCGCTAGTCCGCGTCCTTCACGCTGATCTGGATGCCGCGCGGCGAAAGGCCTGTGACCTCTCCCGCGCGCTTCCATGTCACGCCGGCGGTCAGGGCAGCGCGAAGCGTGTGGTTGCGGTAGCGGCGCTGTTCACGCGTCCGCTCCTCCAGGGATTCGAGCTTCGCTTGCGCAGCCGCCAGGTCGTCCTCAGCGGTCATGAGGACACTCTACCGGGGTAGAGCAAACTGCACTATACTGAGGTATAGCGAAAGGGGACGTGATGAGCTACGAGAGGTACCGGTGCCCCGCCTGCCAGCAGCAGGCGATCATCCTCGACGGAGACCCGTTCGTCTGCCAGAACAGGACCTGTGCAGCCGACGCACTCGCACGCCAGGAACCGCGCGAGGTCATCACCCGCGAGGAGCTCATGCGTCCGCACGCGATCGTCTACTACCTCGCGCTCGGCACCCGCGTGAAGATCGGCACCACCACCGATCTCCCGGGCCGCATGCAGGCGATCCCTCACGAGGAACTCCTCGCCTTCGAGTTCGGCAGCTACCCCATCGAGCGGGAACGCCACCAGCGCTTCGCACACGCCCGCGTCGTCGGCGAGTGGTTCGACCGCGCAGACCCGGAACTCACTGCCTGGATCGTCACACTCCGCGAGGGCATCGAAGACCCCGCCGACGTGATGCGCTCCGCGTCCCGCGCGGTGAAGCGCCGGCTCCTCGCCGCAGAGGCAGCATGAGCCTCCTCCGCGCACCGGAGTGGCTCACCGTGACCGGCGCCGTCGCTTACCTCGGGAAGTCCCGCCGCACTCTCCGCCGCTGGCTCGCCGACCCCGCCCTGAATATCCGCACGAGGGGCACCGGGGCATCGAAGCGCATCCACCGTGACGACCTCGACCGGGTCAACCAGGCGAAGGATGAATACCGCAACAACCCGACTTTCGAACACGCTTGATGTGGCCAGATGTGGCCGCGCTACTGTGAGAACGTCGCCAGTCTGATGCACGAAGCCCCGGCCCCGCCAAGAGGGAAACCGGGGCTTCGCTCGTCCCGCTACTCCCCGAGATCGACGGCGCCGACCTGCGGGCCGCCTTCAGCTGCCCGATACGCGACCGCCGCCGCGAGCAGCATCTTCGCTCCCGCCACCGGCACCACCTGAGTCGCCTTCTCTGACAGCTTCACTACCGCGTCGTACAGCGCAGCCTGCGCCTCAGCATCCGTTGCCATGTCCGTACCCTTCTCTGATCCCCGCACCCTGCGCACGAGTACCGCAGAGCGTACAGCGGACCAACGACATTCCCGCGCTACAGCGCATCCCGCACAGGGCAAGAGGCCCGAGTCGAGGTGATCCATCGTGGCTCGTTCACCGATGAACTCCGAAACGCAGGAACGCGCGAAGGCGCTGTTCGATCAGGGCATGTCCCGCAATGCGATCGCTCGCGAGCTCGACCTTGACCCGGCGACGATCACCCGGTGGGCGAAGCGCGCTGGCGTGGAGTTCGATCGGTCGGAGACTGAGGCAGCGACGAAGGCTCACACGATCGACCTCGCTGCGGGGCGAATCCGTCTGGCGGAGAAGATGCTCGCGGCGTCGGAGGACATGCTCGATCGGATCGACGACGAGTACGTGGTGTACAACTTCGGCGGCAAGGACAACACGTTCGAGCAACGCACTCTGGACTCGGCGCCAGTTGAGGTGCGGCGGAACGTCATCACGACGGCCGGCATCACGTTCGACAAGCCCGCATCGTGGAGAAGTCGGACACGGGCCTCGAGCAGGCTGTCGGTGTTCTCGACACTCTCGCTGAGGGGTTCCGGGCAGCAGCGGACATATACCGAGGCGAGACGCCGAATGAGGCTTGACGAGATCGAGCGGTCCGCGTCCCGGGCGCAGATCCTGTCCCTCGTCGATGCGATGAAGTTCAAGCTCGCGCTGTGGTTCGGTGCGGTGTCGTCCGGGAAGACCGTGATCAGCCTGTGGGCGTTCCTGCTCGCGATCCGTCTCGCCCCGCGTACCGGGATCATCGTGATCGTCGGCCGCACGATGACGACGGTCTACCAGAACGTGTTCGTGCTGTTCCAGAACACTGCGATCTTCGGCACGGTCATCGCCTCGCAGATCCACTACACGCCTGGCGCGTCGTCGGCGCGGATCCTCGGCCGCGAGGTCATGGTCATCGGTGCGCACAACAAGGAATCGGTCGGCCGCATCCAGGGTTCGACGATCGCGCTGGCGTACGTCGACGAGGCGGCGCTGCTGCCCGAGGCGTTCTGGAACATGCTCGTCTCCCGTCTCCGCGTCGAGGGCGCACGCCTGCTCGCGACGATGAACCCCGCCTCCCGGAATCACTGGATCCGGAAGAACTGGATCGTGCCCGGCGCGGCGAAGAACCTCATCTCGTTCCACTTCACGATGAAGGACAACCCGAACCTGCCGGCCGACTACATCGCCGACATGGAACGGTCCTTCTCCGGGGTGTTCTACGATCGGATGATCAAGGGCGAGTGGACGAACGCCGAGGGCGCCGTCTACCCGATGTGGGATCCGAAGCGCCACATCATCCCGTGGGATCAGATGCCGCCGCTGCGCGAGGTCATGGGCATCGGGATGGACTACGGCACGACGAACACCACCGCGGCGCTCATGCTGGGCGTCACCGACGAGCAGAAGGTCGACAAGTACGGCCGCACCGTCCCGCACTCCCGCCTCGTGCTCATGGACGAATGGCGGTACAACCCGAAGGACCACGGCGACATCCGGCTCACGGACGCCGCCCTCTCCGCTCGCTTCCGCGAATGGCTACCGAAGGATCACACCCCGTACCCGCTGACGATCCCGCCGCGCTTCCTGATGCTCGACCCGGCCGCCGCCTCGATGCACATGCAGATGCAGCAGGACCTCCGCGGCACCGGCCTGTCCCCGTGGCCCGCGGTGAACGACGTGCTGCCCGGTATCAAGACGATCGCGAATCTCCTCGACAACGACCAGATGATCGTCACCGACCGGTGCGCGGGCTGGAACAGCGAGGTCACCGAGTACCGCTGGTCCGAGAAGGCGACCAACAACGGCGACGACGAAGTGGTCAAGGAAGACGACCACTCCCTCGACGCGGGCCGCTACATCACCCACTCGACCGAGAACTACTGGCGGATGCACGTCGCCGCCTGACCCGAAGGGGAACCCATGCCGATCCCCGCCCCGAACACCCCCTGGCTGCCCGCACCCTGGGACACCGCGTACCGATCGTTCGCGGAGAACGACGCCTGGTACACGGGCGACACCGCCGCGCTCATGAAGATGTACCAGCGCGACGCCGCCGGTCAGGCGACGCACACACACCGCGGCCAGCCGATGCGCGGCGGGCTCGTCGGCGCTGCATCCCGCATGTTCTGGGGCCGGCCCGTCCCGGCCGGGGAGAACCGGGTCCGTCTGCATGTCCCTGCTCCTGCGGATCTCGCCACGCTCGCGTCGGATCTTGTGTTCGCGGAGCCGCCCGAGGTGAAGCTCGAGAAGACGCTCCGTGCTGTCGGGCGGGCGCAGGACCGTCTCGACCTGATCGCGAACGGTGACGAAGCGCACGCGACGTTCAACCAGATGGGTGAGCTGAAGTCCGCGCTCGGTGCTGTCGCGCTCGTCGTCCGCTGGGACACGACCGTCGCTGACCACGTATGGCTGGAACCGTCCGCCGCGGACGTCATCATTCCCACGTTCCGCATGGGGCGGATGGTCGAGTGCACGCTCTGGTCCGAGTATGTGAAGGGGTCGGTGTACTACCGGCACCTCGAACACCACATGGTCGGTGCGATCGAGCACGCCCTGTACGCCGGGTCGGAGAACAACCTCGGCCGGCGGGTGCCGCTCAACGAGATCACCGAGACGTCCACGTACGCCGAGCTCGTCGACGACGACTCCCGCATCCTCACGAATATCGACCGGCTCACCGCGATCTACAACCCCAACATTCCGACCGCAGCATGGCGGAAGAAGGGCGTCCTCGCGAACACGGGCCGCTCCGACTTCGCGCAGCTGCACTCCCTGTTCGACAGCCTCGACGAGACGTTCTCCTCATGGATGCGTGACCTGCGCCTCGGCGCCGGCAAGATCCTCGTCCCCGAGGCCGCGCTCGACTACAACGGGCTCGGGCAGGGCGCATCGTTCGACTCCGGGCGGGAGATCTTCGCCGGCCTGAACATGCCCGGCAAGCCCGGTGAAGTCGCGTTCGACAAGGTGCAGTTCGAGATCCGCACCGAAGCGCACGAGAAGACAGCGTTCGCGATCTACCGTGAGATCCTTCGCAAGGCCGGGTTCTCCCAGTCCGCGTGGGGCGACTACACCGGCGTGACGGGGCAGATGACCGCGACGGAGGTGTCCGACCGCGAGAAAGCGTCCGAGCGCACCAGGGACAAGAAGATCCTGCAGGAGCGCGTCGCGATCAGCAGGGCTGCGTCGGTGGCGTTGGAGATCGACGGGCTCGTGTTCCCGGGCAAGGGTGGCGGCCGGTTCGACCAGCCGACCGTCGTGTTCCCCGACGTGTCCCAGGAGGACCCGGAGAAGCTCGCCCGCACCCTCACCCTCCTCGACACCGCTTCGGCGATCTCGCTCGAGCAGAAGGTGCGCCGCGCGAACCCCGACTGGGAAGACCAGCAGATCAACGACGAGGTCAAGGCGATCCAGGGAGAACGCGCCGTGGTAACCCCGGCCGCGTTCACCGGCGACGACCCCGACCGTGAGTACCCCGAGGTCGAGGGATCTTGACCGGCGTTAGGCGCCTTTCACGGGAGCCCGAGCACCGGAAGCAGCCACGCATGCACGGCGGGGATCGACATCAGCGAGGCGCCCAAGGACGCCAGGATCACCGTCAGGTACCACTTGCGGCTGCGTACCTCTACGCCACCCTGACGTCGAAACCGTAGTGCGAGCACAACGCCCGCGAGGAACAGCACCCCTCCAATGATGAGGATCACTACGTAGATCGGCGACATGGCCCGATGCTACTGGAGCGCCTCGCACCGTTGGGCGTCTCGTCGCCGCCGATCGGGGGTGCATCGTGGCGCTGTTCGTCCCGAACCCCGAGCGTGCCTCTGTCGAGGAGCTGATCGAGGAGCTCTCCGTCTACCTCGCGCAGCGGTACCGCGACGCCGAGGACACGCTGATCCGTGAGGTCGCGAAGCAGGCGGCCCGCGACTTCCAGCTCGCCGCACTGCTCCCCACAGCGCCGGGTGGCATGGGGATGACGGCCGCGGAACGCCGCTACTGGAACCGCATCAACGCGGAACTCAATGCGCGCCGTGCGGTCGCCGCACGCGAGCTGCAGGCGCGCGCCATGCAGATCGTGTCCGACCTCCGCGAGCAGGATCTCGCGCATCGACTGATCGCGATCGCAGCATCAGAGGGCGAAGCGGCTGCCGCCGCATCCCTCCGGTTCGCTGGCCTGAACGCGGTCGCCCCGATCACGGGCACGTCGTCACAGGCCGTCGCGATGGTGGCCCTGTCATTGGAGAACCGGCTCGAGGTGCTGAACCAGCGCCTCACCCGGTACCCGCAGGACGCGTACCAGCGGATCATCGCCCTCTACTCGCCGAACACGCTCCTCGGCACCACCACGTCCCGGGTGCAGCAGGCATCCGCGGTGCAGCGGTTCCTCGCTGAGGGGATCACCGGGTTCGTCGACAAGTCGAACCGGCGGTGGACGGTCGGCGCGTACGCCGAGATGGCCGGCCGCACGACGGTGAATCGAGCGTTCAACGACGCCGGGATCTGGCGGATGCAGCAGACAGGTATCCACCTCGTCACCGTCGTCCGCGGCCTCGACTCCTGCCGGAAGTGTGCGGTGTG